GCTTCATTTCAATATCCTATTATGGCTTCTCCAGGTTTTTTCTTCCTAACGGAAGTGTAGATAATCTGCCTTATGAATATGTATATATTAATAGGGCTGAGATAACTATGGATTATTTTACATTCTTAAAACTTCCGTATAGAACAAGGAAAATATTCATGGATATTGCTAAAGAATATTATAATACCATACATTCAAAATTAGATAAATAATTTATGGCTTTAACAGGTTATAGTAATAGTAGTTTAGTACAAGTTGGTATAGCAATGGTCCTTGAGGACCAATTCACTAACCAGGCTGGTAGAATATCTGCATCATTCCGTGGTATGATGAATGATGTAAATGACTGGAATAGAGGAATTGGTATGTCAGTACAAGCTGCTTATCAAGCTGGTAAACAGATGATAGAAGGTATGTATAATGCTTATCAATATTCTGCAGGTGTATCAAATCAAATATTCTTAGCAGCAAAAATGTCTGGAGCTTCTGCTATTCAGCAGAATCAGATGTTAAAAACTGCAGAATATGTAAACTCTATTACACCATTATCTGCTTCTGATGTAGCATCTGGAGAAAAATTCTTGGCTATGGCTGGTAATACTCCATCTATGTTACAAAAGATGATTAAACCAGCTTCAGAATTAGCTTCCATATTTAGTATGCCTCTTGGACAGAAAGGTGGAGTAGCTGATTTGTTAACTAATATAATGGCTACATTTAATATACCTGCAAGTCAAGCAGCTAAAGTAGTAGATATTTTAGGTATAGCTGCTACCAGTACTAATATGTCTTTAAATGATTTAGCAGAATCATTTCAGTATTCGGGTGCTGAGATGAGAAATGCTAAATTAAGTATGCAAGATGCTGCTGCAGCTATTGGTGTACTTGGAGACCAAGGTATACAAGGTAGTAGAGCTGGTACTGCTTTAGCTAATATGTATAGGTATCTTGCTTTATCCATAGTAGGTCAAAAGGAAAAAGGATATTCTGCTTTAAAAGCTATTGGTATTGACCCTAAATCCTTATTGGATTCTAGAGGTAATTTAATAGCTCTGGATAAAATTGTAAGAAGTATAGGAGACCATTTAGGTAAAAATGCTCCAACTGTAAGAGCTACTCCTTTCTTCTATAATGTTGTTGGAGTAAGAGGTACCAAAGCTTTATCTGCCTTAGTCCAGGATTATTGGAGTGGTAGAAATAAGTTAACCAAAGTAATGGAGCGATATAGAGATCCTAAATATAATGATTGGACTAATAAGACCATGGAACAATTTCTACAAACTCCACAAGGTCATATAGAACAATTGGAATCCAATTTGGAGAACTTAAAAGTTTCATTTGGTGCTGTTATGAATTCAGTATTTAATCCATTAGTTTTGGGTTTATCTAAGATATTTAGTTGGGTACAGAAAATTATGGATGATGGTATTGGTCCCTGGATAGTTAGATGGGGAGCTATGGCTATCATGATTCAAACTGCTATACAAGGTTATAGAATTATACATGGTGTAATTACTATGATAGTTACTATGACTAGAGGACAAGTAGCTGCCCAAAATGATATAACTGGAGCAGTTATGAGAACTAATACAGTATACACTACATTAATAGCCCAATTAAGAACTATGGTTGCATTACAAATGCAAATGGTAGGTATGCAAATGGCTCCAGGTACAAGAATGGTTTTACCAATGGGTGGCAGTTTAGGTAAATCAAAAAGTGGTAAAATAACTGTAGGTGTACCAAGGTCTATTTCTGGTAATGGTATGACTACTATTTCTGGTTATGCAGAATCATTAGGTGGTTCTGGTGCAGCTATGGCTGCTGGAGCAGCTGTAGAAGGTTCAGTTATAAAGAATACTGCTATAGAAGCTGGAGAAACTGCTGCCAGAGGAACTCTTGCAACATTTGGGGGTAGAATTTTAGGTTTTCTTGGTGGACCTTGGGGATTAGCAATTACAACTTTATTACCAATAGTAGTAGAATTACTAGCTAAGATATTTGGATTAGATTCAGATACTTCAGACCAAACTATAAAGCTACAACAAGAGAATAATAGAATGCAGTCTATGATGGACCAGAATTTCCAAAGAGGTATACAAAATGCAGTATATGATGGAGTAATACAAGGTAATTCAAGGTCTAGGGCTAATGTAAATGTAAATGTAAATGGAGTTGGTGGTTCTAATGGTTCTAATCAAAATTATAGTCAGGATCCAAATATAATCTTTAATAATAACTATTGATATGGCAAATATAATAAGTACTTCAAGGTTGAATAAACTATGGAGAGCTAGAATAATAGATGATTTAAGTACTTCAAGGTTGAATAAACTATGGAGAGCTAGAATACTATATAATAGAAGTAAATCTGGTTTACCTAAAGATAGTTCATTAACAAGTTCACATGATAATCCAAATATAGTACATAAGAATCCTATAGATAATCATAAAGAAAAACTTAAAAGGGAATTATCCTTAAAAAATCAGGATAAGGGTTTACCTAAAGATACACCAATTTTAATAGATGTATCTAAGGGTAAATCCCCTATTAATGCTTTAAAGATTCATCAAAAATTAAAAGCATATAATAATCGTAACCAAGTAATTATATATAATCTAACTAGTAATGGTTCATATAAGTATATAGTATTACAGAATAGACCTTCAGAGATTCAGTTTAATGGTGAAACTTCTTGGGCTACTATTAAATCAATGGGTAGGAATACTCCTATGTATCATTTTACTGGAGCTGAGGATATAATACAATTTAATATTTCATGGTACTGTTCTGATGCTAATAACCCAAATGAAGTAATAAATAAATGTAGATTATTAGAATCCTGGACTAAAGCTAATAGTTATATATCTGGACCCCCAATTTTAAAAATACAATGGGGTTCATCGGGAATATTTGATAATCATAAATATATTTTGACATCTGCTACATATACTTTAAAAAATTTCCAAAATGGTCATATAGATAGGAGTTCTAGTAATTCAAAATTTATAGATACTAAATTACTTCCAATGGTAGCTACACAGGAACTTATATTTAAAAGAGTTTCTGGTACTAATCTTGGTTATGGAGATTTTATAGATTCTAGTACTACGGATAAAACTAATGGTATAGTAAAATGATAGAAGATTATAAAATTGGTTCAAGTCCCTTTGATTCTGCAGAAATTGTAGAATATGATGATGGAGAAGTATCTTTAGAGATGACAGAATTTTCAGTTGAAACTTCTAATAAAGACACTGTACACACAGTATTAGAAGGACAAACTTTACAGAATATTGCTTATATGTATTATGGAGATTCAGGACTTTGGTATAAAATAGCTTTAGCTAATAATATATTAAACCCTTTTTCTGATGAATTATATGCTGGTCAACAATTAATTATACCTTATGAAAGCCAAGATTAAAAATAGATTACCTATTAAAGCTAGTAAAGGTATATTACAGGATGGAACTGGAACTCCCTATTTAGCTTTATTTTCAAAGGATGGTATGCCAATAATGAATAAGTTAACTGGTATTCCCTTAGGAGCATACTTAAGTTCTTTTTATTATAAATCAGATGAATCAGACCCTAATGAAGCAGATTTAACTTTTGATGTTGGTAATCCAGATACAGTAGACCAAGAAGATTTACAGGTTAATAAGGATATCTGGATTCAATGGGGTTATATTTATTCTGATGGCACTTCTATATCTAATACTCCAAAGTCCTTAAAAATTAAAGATTTTGATATTTTGTTTGATGATTCTGGTACTCATTGTACATTAAAATGTGCTGATGGTACTTTGGATTTAGTAAAATTATTACCCTTAAAAGCTGGTGGAGATGAAAATGAAAGAATGTCTAAATTCCTTGATAATGGTTGTGAATTGGAAATGGGAGTAGTCATTGAAAAATTTTAGTTATGATTAAGAAATATATAAGTAATCCTGTATTTACTAAAATCCAAAAAGGTGTAAGTCATGATACTGTTACTGGTACTATTTTATATGCCAATAAATTTGCTGATGTTTCCCAGGTAAAAATGCCTGATAATATTAAAGAAGTATTAGATAGTGATTTAGGAAGTGTAGGTAAAAATCCATTAAATCAATTACGTTCAAAACTAAAAGGTTTAGAGGATGGTCCTTGGTATATGGATTGTCGTAATGGAATATTATATATACATAATCGTAAATTTAATGAGGATGTAGTACATAATTATATATATCAGGCAGAGAATGGAGAAGTAATAAATGTTCATTTTGCTACTAGAAAGGTACAAAAGAGTTTAAGTAAATCTGTATCTAATGCTGTAGACCCATATACTAAGGGTTTATATTCTTCTGAAACTACACAAAAAACTAATAATGGTATAATTAATGAAGAACGTAAAGAACCAGGTTTTCATTGGAGTGGTAAAGTAGAAATAAGGGATAGAGCTGCTAGTGATGCTACTTCTTATCATAAACTACATAAATATGTAACTGGAGAAACTCTTAGACATATACCTTTCTATTGGCACGGTATAAATCCAAAAAAGAAAATAACCAAAAAACCAGTAAAACATAGAAAAGCTGTACAGAGAGTTACTTCTTTATATTATAAAAAATATAAGGGTAATAATCAGGCTTTTGTTAAAAGCCAAAGGGAATATAATATTAACCATTCATCAGTTAAATCAAAAGATGCTTGGTCTCAAAAAGTAATTTCTACATTAACTGGTAATCAAAGATATAATTTATCAGATGAGGAAACTGTTAAGATATATAAGAAAGGTGGTAGAAAAGCTTTAAGAAAATACCTAAAAGTATTCTTTAATTATGCCCATACTCCAGGAACTCATAAAGTATTAACTGAAGTATGGTCTGCTCAATGGGTAGACCCAAGTAAGTATAAAAATGGTACCTTTACTGGAGCTTCTGTATCATTGGGACCTGATAAGGATAAAGCTACTAGGGATATTGGGTTATATAGTGGTATATATATGAAGAATTTAGAGAAAGACCCAAATATACAAGTATTAACTCCAGTAACTGTACAAAGAAAAGGTTTACTTTATTATTATAGGGTAAAGGTTATGAAAAAATCCTATGTAGTTAAGGAATTGAATAGTCTAGATTTAGCTACAGATTGGACCATAAGACAGTTAAGGAATAATGGATATCCAAATGGTAGAAAACCTAATAAGGATTATTCAGTAAAAATAGATTATGGTAGTTATAAAGGTTTAGGTAATGGTGGAGGTTTAGCTTCTACTTTAGCTAGTAATAAAGGTAGAACTATAATTGAGAATAAATTAGATGCTACTCTAAACGTAATAGGTAGACCAAGTTTGGAAAATTCCCAAATAATTAATATATCCAATGTTGGGAAAAGATGGTCTGGTAATTATTATATAAAGAGTGTTACTCATAATATGGATTCATCCAATGGATATACTTGTTCTATGGAGTTAACTAAGAATCTGGAAGAATCAGGTTCTGAATCAACTTCAAATAAACTATCCCAAGATGATATGCACACTAATGGAACTTCTGAATATAATAAATTCAGAAAATGTGATGTTACTATATCCCATCCAGAATCGGAGAAAAACTTTAAAAGAAAGGTATATCAATATACAAATCCTAATAGGGATAAAACTAGAAGTAAAAGAAATTCTAAACATAGATAATATATGAACGGTGGTATTCAGGGATTTTTAATGGACCAAGGAATAGAAGGAATCGGTAGATTTTATTCTTTCTATAGGGCCATAGTAACTAATAATGAAGACCCAAATAACTTAAATAGTCTAGAAGTAGCTATACCTGATATACAAGGTGGTATCATAATTTGGGCTTTACCTTTAGGTCAACATGGTGGTTTAAAAACTGGTTTTAAATATTTAGTACCAGAAATAGGTGATATAGTATTTGTTACCTTTGAATATGGGAATCCTTCTAAACCATTATGGACTTATAGTGGTTTTGGTTTAGGACAAATGCCAGATGAATTAAAGAGTAAAAATGTAATGGGTTTTATTACTCCTAATGGTAATAGAATATTATTGGATGATAGTAATGGTACCTTAAATATTCAAGTATCTGGTAATGTAAATATAAAATCTACTAAAGGTATAATCTCAGTAAATGATGGTAAAAATGGAGAAATAATTAAGATAAATGAGTTAACCAATAAACTAAATACTTTAGTAAAGGAACTAGAAAATTTAAAATCAAGGTTTAATTCACATACTCATAATGGGGTAACTACCGGTGGAGGTATATCTGGTACTCCAGCTGTACCAATAACTGATAAGTTTAGTTCCTTTAATAAGAATGATTACTCTGACACTAAATTCAAACACTAATGGATGATAATATATACGAAAAAATAATAGGTACTGGGGTATTATATCCAATAACATTATCAAGAAATTCTAATGGAAAAGTTGGATGGTATCCAGTTAAAGGTGATAAGGCTTTAATTACTGAAAATCTAAATGCCTTGTTATTATATACTATTGGAGAAAGATTTAGACAGGAAGATTTTGGTACAAGATTATGGGAATGTCTAGAAGAACCCAATACTCAAGCTCAGGCTTTCCTTATAAATACCTTCCTAAAAGAAAGTATATCAGATTGGGAGGATAGAATTACTTATCAATATTCAAGTATTACTAGAAAAGATACTAAATTATACATACGTATATATTATACAATTAATAAATCTAATATTACATCTACTTTGGATGCAGTTTATGATAACATAACTAATACAATACAATAATATGAGTGTAAATAATAAATGGTTAACTCCTTATCAGAGGTCCTATCAACAGATTAAGGAAAAACTAATAGATGATTTAAGTAAGATAACTGATTCTGATGGTAATCAGTTAATTACGGATTTTTCTGAAGGTAATATTTTGATAATTATATTATCTATGTTTTCTGCAATAGCAGAAGTTTTACATTACTATATCGATAATATGGCAAGAGAGACTTTCTTACCAACTGCAAGAAGGTATGAATCCATAGTAAAACAAGGAGCATTAGTAGATTATCATCCAAAGGCTGCCATTGCTTCAACTGTTGATGTAAAATTAACTAGACCCTTATCAAGTAATTCTAAGGGTCAGATTTTGACTATACCTAAGAATACAGAATTTAGTGATAATAAGGGTAATAGTTGGTTAAGTAATAAGGATGTAACTTGGAATACTAATGTATCATATTGTATTATACCATTAATTCAACATACTAAGTATTATATAGATGATTTAATAGGTACACCAATACCATCTGGTGATACTATACAAGTTTCTCTTGGTACTTTACCTGATGGATTATATGAACAAGGTTCATTATATTTAACTATTGATAATATACCTTGGAAAGTAGTAGAAACTTTTGCTTATTCTAAACCAACAGACCATCATTGTATGGTCCAAGTTACCAATGAGGATATACCAGTAATAGTTTTTGGTGATGGAACATTTGGAGCAAAACCAGAAGCTGGTAAACTAATAACAAATTTAAGTTGTTATGTTACTAATGGTAGTAAGGGTAATGTAGAATCTGCTTCTATAAACAGTGTTCCGAATAGCATTAGTAGTTCAATAAGTGATGCTACTTGTAGTAATGTAAACGAAGCTGCTGGAGGTTCAGATTATGAGGATTTCAATATGCTAAAAAGGAGAATACCCTTATCAGTAAAAACTTTAGGAGTAGCTGTTACAAAACAAGATTTTATAGATTTAGCTAAACAAATAGACGGAGTGGATAAAGTTAAAATGGATTACATATCTGGTAGGAAGATGGATATCTATATTTCCCCTGATAATGGTGTAATAGCTTCATCTACCCTTTTAAATAGAGTATATGAACACTTAATAAAATTTGCTCCATTATCTACCCTATTAAATATAAAATCTGCAGGTAAATCAGATATCATATTATCTATGGAAGTTACTGGTAGAAAATCATTTACTTCACAGGAAATACAGGACCAAATATTACAAGCACTATATGATAAGTATTCTCCAGAAGCATCAGATATAGGAGCATCAGTAAGAATATCAGATATTTATGCTTTGATAGATAATTTATCTATGGTAGATTATTTAAGAATAACTAAATTCTATATAAAACCATGGCCTACTACAATTATAGGTGGGAAATCCTTAGATTTTTCAACATTTTCTATAGATACAATTACTAAAACTACTACATATTATATTTACTTTGATACAGATACTACATATACTATTAGGTCTGTAATAGGTGGTTTTGTACAAACTGGTATACCACTTACTTCTACCATTATAAATGATACCAAAAATGGGAATACTTTTTCAATGGCTTTTGCAGATGATTCATATAGTCAAGGTTCTAAATATCAATTTACTATTTCGGAGCCTAATCTAGATTATAATGACCCTGGTTTTAATATTCCTATCTTTGATAATCCTAATCAGATTAACTTAAAAATTAATGAAACTTTATAAGCTATGTTAGATTTAAGAAAATTAATAGATTTTCTACCTTATTACTATAAACAAAATGATACTTATAAGGTAGATGGTAAGGGTATATTAGAAAGGTATCTAGATATATTTGGTAACTATTTCCAAGATAATATAATTGGAGATATAGATAATATTCTAGATATTATAGATATAAATACTTGTAATCCTATTTACCTTAATTACCTATGGGAATTTTTGGGTGAAATGCCATTTGCTTATGGTATTAATATTGATAAGGATAAATGGAAGGATTACTTTAATGGTTTTAAATCAGATGAGGAAATTCAGGAATTAGCAAATTTATGGATTATACCTAAAGCTGATGGTCCATTTAAACTAGACTTAAATCAAGTCAGAAATTTGTTAAAATATTCTGTAGCTTTATTCAAGATAAGAGGTACAGAAATGTTTTTTGAAATATTATTTAGGTTATATGGATTAACCTGTACAATACACAATTATGATGCTTTTACAGAGGATATAGATTATTATGGTTCAGACCAGGATTATGCTGGTTCTGAATCTGTTGCTGATAATGATGCTGGAGATTATGCTGGTAAAAGTTTATATACTAAGTTCTATAAGGATTCTAAAATGGATATTTGGGATTCATTTTTAGATAAACAGAATTTGGATAGAGTTAATAACTATGAAGATAGTGTAACTATTCCAGTATTAATAACGGGACATCCATATACAGATTATAAGGATATAAATTTTATTAAATTTCAAGGTATATGCGAAAGTATATTTGATAGGTTTTTACCTATTAATGTAAATGCCAAAATAACTTATGGAATAGATATTCCACAAACTTATCATGTAGAATTAAAAATCTTAGACTCAAAAACTAATGAGTGGCTATATTTAAAATCAGATACTGATATTAATGGAAATGCTAATAATTTATCCAGGGTTTTCTTACAGGATAATTTGGTGAAAGAAATTTATATTAAGGCCATAATTACTAGGAGTTATAGAAATACCAATAATTTAACCTTTAGAATAAATGATGGAGAACAAGAACATTTAAGTGATTCATATATATTTACTATTAATAAACATGGTACTTATACTTTTAAAAGTAGTATACCAAATTCTGATGGTAATTATACTTCATTGTCTTTGGAAGTAAATAGAAAGAAATACCTTAGATATTATAATATAGGATATGATTCTTCTGTAACATTAAATATTACTAAGGATAATCCCGTATTAACTATACCTATTACTGCTAGTATAAATATATCTAATGGGGATAATGTTGTTAATTATGGTACTAATTTAATACTAGAAAATACCGGAAAGATTTATACTCCTACCTTAATAAATGGAATATATACTTATAATTGGGAAGTTTCTAAACCTGGTATTTATACTTTTAGTTTGGTAGATTTTCCAATTAAAAAGATTATATTAAATATAACTAGAGATCCTGAAATCTTTACAGTTTATTGTAATCCAGTATCAGGTATGATAACTAAAGATATATCTACAATATCTACAATATTAAATATCACTAGAAGTTATGAAGATACTGACCCAAATATAAAACTTTTAGCCTTATATGATAGCAATAAGAATTTAATTAAAAGTTATGATAGTAGGGATTATAAAAAGGGTATAGAAAGTTTAATATATACAGAAGGTACTATACCAAAATATATTAGATTTAGTTGTATTAGTAATCCTCAAAGATCATCCTCTCAATATATTAAAATAAATAAACAAGGCCAATACTATAATATCATTGACCTATATTGGGATAATATATATAAGGGTGGATATATTAATTCTGAAGGAGAAGTTGTTAATGCTTCTAATTGGGAATATTCTGATTATCTAGATATATCAGAATATATTTCTAGTGATCAGAATATTAAGAGTCAAATAGAATATAATCTTATTTGTTCACATTTAACTTGTTATGAATTAAATAATAGGGATACCTTGTATAATTGTGGTGAATCATTTATAACTAAATTTGCTGGTACCTATATATTTAAATCTTCTAACAATGCTAAAACTGATATTAATGGAGTATTAAATATTGATTCCTCTTTAGAGAAAGATGTGGTGTATGATATTTATATATCACCAAGAACAGTATACTATCCAAATGTATCAACAAACCCAGTAACAGTTAATGCTTTAATTACAGTAAGTACTAATCTACCATATCAGGAAGGTTTATCAAGGGATACAGATGGTATACCTTTAAGTGGTTTTTCTATAAGGATATTTGAAGCTTCAGATTGGTTCTTACATGGTAGTAAGGGTACTGTACTTGCTAGTATTACACCAAAAGATAGTGGATGGGTACCAGATAATAATAATTCATTATATCAAAAAAGGTTATCATATAAATTTACTAAGAGTAGTAATAATTCAGAAGATACAATATTTCCTCCAGGTAGATATCTATTTGTATTATCTGATGATACTTATTATAGTGTAAATGTAGCTAACTATATTGATACTACTACTGTTAAACCTTATATAGAACCTTATGACCCAACTGATACTGGTTGGTTATCACCAGATTGGAGTGATGCTAATAGTGATAAATCTATTGCAGTATGGAATTTATTAAAAGGAACTCCATTATTCAGAATACTTTTAAATAATGATAGTAATACTGATAGTAATTCTGTTATAAGACTTTATAAAGTTACACTAGATAAAAATGGTAATGAAATAGAAACTTATATGGATGTTAATTATGGTATAGGAGATACCATAGATGATTTAAATGGTGAGGGTATATTTAGATTTAAGTTAGATGATAATGATGACAATTATGCCCAAATAACTATTCATAAATCATTAATATTTGGTATTACATGTTCTCCTACTATATCAACTTTAAATGAATATGGTTATGCTATTACAAATGTCATTGGTAGTGCTAACGCTGATACTGATATATCTAATTTACAAGTTAAGCAAGTAACAGAAAATGTTTGGCACAATAGTCCCTATAGTTTTACAGCTCAAGCTATTGGAGATTATAATTTTATAATAAGAGGTGACCAAACTAAAATTATAACTTTTAGAGTAATTCCAAAGAATGATAATGGTGTAGCTCCTTCTTCATTATCTTTTAATTCAGGAGCCACTACTCCAAAATCCATTGATATTGCCTCAAATTCTAATTGGAGTACAGAAATAGTAGATGATTAAAGATAAATTAATAACACATAAATTATGAAAACTTATTTTAATTTTGAACAAAAGATAGCTTCAAAGGATTTAGTAGAAGCTATATCTTTACCACATGGTATTGGGCCATTCTGTGGATTTGGGGGTCATACAATATCTTCAGATAATTCTCATATAAATATTTCTGCTGAACCCAGTGATGGTAATTCTATTGCAGCTGATAAAGACTTCTATGATAGATTCCATATTATGATTCATGATAGAATTAAGGCTAGAAATATATATAAGGAAACAGATGGAGTTACTAATTTTGGATGTATATCTAAAGATGGTTATATATATACTTCTCCCGATACTTCAATTTCTATACCTATAGAAGGTTCACATGGAGTAAATGATGATATTATAGTAATGGCTGTACATGTTCCTATAAGCGAAGCAGTTGAAAATCCAATAGAATTCAGGGCTTTTTGGTCTCAATCATCTTCAAGTTTTTATGACCTTTATAAAAAATCTATAGACCCTGGGTATCCTACTAAATTAAGTGATAGGGATTTAACACCAGAGAATGTTGACCCCTTAAAGAATGAAGTATTAAATTATGATAGTTTAGATAATCTAGTAATAGCTGCATTACCTTCTGGTATATATGATGAGAATAGTATGAATATTATTGGAGTATATGGTCAAGGTAATAACTCATTAAATGATGGTTCATTAGAGAATTATAGAATAATACCTTATGATGGTAAATTCCCTATGGAGATAACCTTTAATTCTGCCTTTCACGGGATACTTAAAAATACACTTTCTAAATTACTATCATTATGTGATGGAGTACCAGATGATTACACTAATATTATAGATTATTTAAAAACTCTGATACCTGAACAAACTACTCAAACAGTTAATAATAGTTTACCAAAAGGTACAATAGTTATGTGGTATGGTTCACAAAAGAATATACCTAATGGATGGGAACTTTGTGATGGTAGTGCTTCAGTAAATGATTCTTCTATTATTAAACCAAACTTAATGGGAAGAGTTCCAGTAGGATTAAGTAATAAAGAAGGTGATTATTCTAAGACTTCTACTTTAGGTGGTAATGATAGTATAAATCTTAAGATAGACCAAATACCAAGACATAAACATATGTATCATGGTAACATAAGTGTTAACAATGGAGCATTAAATGATTTACAAGCTAACTTCCCAACTAAAGTTAGAGACCAGGGTTTTGGGAAAGGTTCTTTTAACCATAATAGTAGACAAGGTGTATACTATAGTAGTCTAACTGGAGGTATAGAAAATGGTATAGAAGGTAGTGATAATCCTATAGATATTAGACAAAGTTATTGTGTTGTAGCATTTATTATAAAAACTATAGACTAGATTAATTTTGTGTTGTTAGTTGTGTTGATGGATGGGGTAGAGAATAATCTCTACCCTATTTTGTGTTGTAATTATTAATAGGATAAGTCTATATGAGCTCTCTTAATCCAATAGGATATATCTGACTTTAAATCTGATATATATTTAGTAGACTTTCTACTTTTTGGTAAATCAAAAAATTCTACTAATAATAAATTAGTTATCTTACTATTTGTTTTAGTTCTTTCTTTAATAAATGGTGGGGGAGTAGTAAGTACTTCATATACTAATTGTGCATCTAATGATAAGTGATTTTTCATATAGGTATTAACCTTATCTATTAAATCACTTTTAAATTCTTCTTCTTCAGTATCATCATAAAATTCTTTTGAATTATCATAAAGTTCATCTAAGGATGACATACCTTTATTTATTACTGCCTTATCTCCATAAGCAGACCTAAGTAATTTATTCTTATAGGTAAATAGAGACCTAAGTATATTGGCTTTTAAATGTTCTTCAGATACTACTCCATAATATTTATTAAAGACATATACCATTTTATCTAGAAAGTAACTTTTTATTAAATCTGGAGTTAATCCTAATCTTTTATAATCTATTTGTCTAGTAAGATTGTTTATTACCGGTATACATATCTTATATAATCTATTAAACATAGATTCATCATAACCTTCTTTCATAGGTTTTAATCTATGAAGTTCAGAACCATTATAATTATTATTTTTCATATTAAATAAGTTTTAGAGCAAATATAATAATAATATTTCAATTATACAAATAAATTTACTTATAATTTTATAATAGCTTGAGATATGCTTCTAGTAGTAGATGTAGTTGTATAACAGCTTAACCTACTATAGTATATATTAACTATAAATATTAAAATTGCACATATATGAGAAAACAGAAATTGAAGTTTAGCTTTACTATTGAGTTCCAATTAGAAATACTGAGATTCATAATTCAAGATAAAGAGGGTGGTTTAATAATAGATAAAGTAAAACCATCCTATTTAGTTTTAATAGAACATTCTATAATAGCAGAAGGCTTATCAAGGTATTATAAAAAGGAAGGTAAGATACCATCAGAAAATGTATTAAAAGAGGTAATAAAGGAATTATTATCAAGTAAGAATTATGTAGATTTAGTAACTAGAGATGATATCCCACATATTTGGAGTATATTAAAGGATTTATATCATAATCCTTTAAAGGATAGGGAATTTATTCAAGAAAAGATATATGAATTCTCTACCTATGCTAAGATGAAAAAGCTAAATGAATCCTTTGATTTGGAAAACTTCAATCAATATGAGACTTATTCTAAAAAGATAGATAAAATATTACAGGACTCTAAACCCAAACAAGAGGATGAGCCTATTTATTTAATAAAAGATACAGCTACTCGTCAATTTTTAAGACAAGCAGAACCTGATGTTATACCAAGTCCATTCTGGCAATTAAATCATTTAACCAATGCTGGAGGTTTTTCATCTGGTTCAGTATTAGTATTACTGGATAAACCAAAAGCCAAGAAAACTTTTATGTTAGTTAATATTGCTAGAGGTTATTTAAGGATGAAAAAGTCCGTATTATATATAGATACAGAAAATGGTAAAAATCAAATAATGGATAGGTTTATTCAGGGTTCCATAAATAAAACTAAAAAGGAATTGTATTCTGGAGAATACGATAAAATAGAACAAAGACATATAAGGAAATTAAGTAGATTTGGGGTAGAATTAGTTATTGATAGAGTTCCTGCAATGATTACAGATTGTAATTATATAAGGGATGAAATAGATAAATTAAGGTCACAAGGTATAAATATTAAAGTAGTGGTTATAGATTACCTTGCAAAAATGGCTTCAATAAACAATGATGATGATGACCTTGAAAGAATTAGTAATGCCTATATAGATGCTCAAAATTTAGCTATGGAGGAAAATCTTGATTGTATCTGGACTGCTAATCATATAAAAAGGTCTGGAGAATCACATAGGGAAACTAAATATGATGAGAATGATATTGCTAAATGTGTTGATATTATTAGACATTCAGAAGGTATTTATGGTTTAAATGCTACTAAACAAGAAGAAGAAGATAATATACAAAGGTTAGAAATTGTAGACCAACGAGATGGTAAACCTTCTGGTAGAGCTCTATTCCATATAAATGTAGAAACTCAAAGGGCTACAGAATTTACTAGAGCTCAGAGAAAAGAATATGATAGTTTATATGGTAATCAACTTGATAGTATCATTAATAAAGACCAACAACAACGTAAGAAGAATCCTAATGCAAATGCAGATAAAGCAGATAAACTAAAAAATGGAGATATATGAAAAATAAAAAAGGAGCTAAGATAATAGGCAAGAATCATAAAGGATTAGCCTATATAGAATCACATCCTAAACGTTTAGATAGTATATTATGTATTGGTACCGGAAAAAGAGGTTATCGTACTGGTAAATTACATACTAAGGAAATGGATTCTGAACCTATATTAGATTTAATAATAAAAGGTAGATCTGATTATACTACTCATGAGATTGGTTTAACTATTAACGGTTGGAAACAACTAAGAATAGTATGCAGACAAGCTATTAGAATTATAAAAGATGATAATATTAAGTATAAAAATTATGTAATGGATAGTAAAAAGAAAATAAATACCTTGAAACTGAAAAAACGTAAATAATGAAAATAACCAATAGTTTTAAGTCAAAATTAAAAACCTATTTTATAGAAAGATTAGGAGGTTTTGAATACAAACATGGTTGGATTAGAATACCAGAATGTCCTTACTGCCATAGAAAAGATAAACTTGGTATAAATTTATCAATGTATAGAACTAATTGTTTTGTATGTGGTCCACATGGAACACCTGCCCAAATAGTAATGGATATAGAACAATTAGATACTTATAATGATTTAATTAAATTCCTGAATAATGGAGATTTTGAAAACTTACAATTTACTGAAGAAAAGGTTGAAATTGCCCAAAGAAAACCTGTATATCTTCCAGATACCTTCAAACTTATATCTTTCGGTACCTCTGTGGTGGCTAAGGCAATTAGGAATTATCTCAGAAAAAGAGGGTTTGATATTACATCACTTACTAGACACGGTATCGGATACTGTGATGGTGGTCCCTTGTGGGGATATGTTATTCTACCGTTCTACTATGGAGGACACCTTAGATATTATAATGCCAGAAATGTATTGGGGTCAGGACCCAGATATAATAATCCCAATAAGGACACGACAGGATTGGGGAAAGAATTTATTATATTCAACCATGATGCTCTCGAGATGTATAGAACAGTTTATATCTGTGAAGGAGTGTTTAATGCCCTTACAATCGGAGACCAAGGAATTGCTACTCAAGGTAAAGCATTTTCCAGGTATCAGGTCAATGAAATACTTAGAAGTCCAGCAAATCACATTATCATATTACTCGACCCTGATGCAAAAGAATATGCTATAAAATTAGCTATGGAATTAGTAGATTTTAAAAAAGTAAAGGTTATATTTCTACCTGATAATAAAGATGTAAATGATTTAGGTAAGAACGAAACTATGAAATTAGTACATTCTACTAATTATCAATCATATAAAGATTTAGTTAAGTTAAAAAACTCTATATAATAATGAGAAAACCCAGTATTCATATTTCTATTGATGATTTTGAAAGTATACTCAATAAGTTAGATATTGATAAATTTCCAATAGAAGATTTTTTTAGGTTAGCAAGTAGTAAATCTATTAATACTAGATCTGTTAATATTAGCAATAAAAAGAATGCTAATAAAATGGATAAAATTACTCTAGCCACTAAAGGAGATGCCTATATGGTATCAGATATAATATATTCTCTTTTAATTAAAAAACATATTAAAGGAATAAGAAAAATAAATGAAACAGATTCCAGGAATTGGTTACAGGCTAAAAAATTAGCAGAAGTCTGTAACCAATTCTGTGAGGATGCTAATTTTTCTAATACCAGAGAAGGTTTTATTAAATATATAGAAATAGGTATAGCTAGTATACATACCCTTAGAAATATGTTATCAAAGTTAATACAAATGTATGACTATATATATGACACTTATAGATCAATACAGGAAGTTGAAGAGGATAAATATTCAGAAAAAACTAAACTTATTCATGATTATTATATATTAAAGATAGCTAATAATACTGGTATAACTGATTCATATATCAATCAACCAGTTAAATATGTAAACTTTGTAAGGCTAAATAACCTATTAAGGATTAACCATTGGGATTATCATCCATTTATAGATGCTCAATTTGAAGCATTAGAATTTTGTAATGGTATACCTAGTGTAGAATCCTTATATGGAGAAAAAGCAATAGAAAGATATAATGCTTATCTATATAAACGTAATGAAGAAAGTACTCCACAGGTAGAAGGAAGTTTATGGGATAAGTTAAAAAATAAATAATATGAAAATATATATTAATAATTGTAATGAATGCAGTATGGATGTATCTGCAAAGAATGGTTTAAGATTATATAATGCTTTTACTGTTAGACATCCGGATGCTTTTTATCTAAAGATGAGAGTACCTAATTGGGATGGTAAGGTACATTTTATTACTAAAGGAGCTAAGTTTAGAATTGGTTTATTGCCTTCAGTAATAAGGAAAGCTAAGGAATTTAAAATTCCAGTGAAGATATTGGATTATAGGAAAAGCATTTATTCTCCAAAAACCATAGTAAGTAAAATAGGAGATTATAAATTAAGACCTGAACAAATCTCTGCTGTAAAGAGTATAGTTAACAATAAGCTAGAGGGAATTAGTTATAATATAGGTGTAATTGATTATACTGTTAATGCTGGTAAGTCTTTGATAATGGCTGCATTATACCTAACTTATAAAAAGAAATTAAAAACCTTATTAATTACTCAGGATTCAGATTGGCTAAATCAAGCAAAATCAGAATTTAAAAATTATTTACCTGGAGAGAATATTACATTTGTACAAGGTAGTAAGGTAAATAATTGGTCTAATTTCTCTATTGGTATGATTCAAAGTTTATCCAGGAATTTAAATAAATACCAATCAGAATTATCTACAATAGATATGGTATTAGTTGATGAGGCAGATCTTGCAGGTAGTAAAACATATCAAAAGGTATTAACTCATTTGTATAATACTAGAGTAAGAATAGGATTATCAGGTACCATTTATATGAGTAAATTAAAAAGAGATTTACTTAAGAATATGAATTTAAGAGCTTTCTTTGGTGATAAGCTTGCAGAATTTAAACTATCAGAAAGTATTAAGAAAGGTTATTCTACTAAAACTATTATAAAAATAGTAGATAGTAAAAAGGTATTTGGTAACTGGGAATCTAAAAAACCTACCTATCAGGAAATGTATAAAGATACTATTACCGAAAATATAAAAGCTTGGAGAATAGTTTTATATAGATTAAAGTTTAATATTAAGTATGGTAGGTTACCAGCTTTAATAGTATGCAAATATGTTGAACACTGTGAAAACTTATATAAATTTTTAAAGAAGAAACTAGACAGCAAATATAATATTCAAATGGTGCATGTCAATACACCAAAGAAGTTAAGGGCTAAAATAATAAATGATTTTAGACTAGGTAAAATTGATATTCTTGTTTCAACTACTATTATAGCAAGAGGTAAGAATTTTCCATTACTAAGATATATGATTAATACTGCAGATATAAATTCACAGGAAAAGAATATACAATTTCTTGGTAGGTTGGTAAGAACTAATAAAGGTAAGAATATTGCTTATTTAGATGATATACATTTTAATGGTAGATATTTTACCAGACATGGTAATCATAGAAGATTATATTATCAAAAGCAAAATCTTAAAGTAATCAACTTAATCAAGCTCGAAGAACATCATAGAATTCGTTGGCTCGACCATAAATAATCCTTAAGTACTAATAAGTTTTACTTATATTTCCGTTTGGAAATATAAGTGAGGACTAAGGTAATTTAAAGGTAAGTAACTTAAAGGTAACAATAGAATTAGATTATGAAAGAATTAACAATAGATGATTTAAATAGTGATATAGTAAATAAATTAAGGAAAGCTTTTGATGAAGATCCCACTATTAGAAATTTATATATTAAAAGTTATACCTACTCAACTCATGGAGATTATATTAAGGCAGTACAAATAAAACAAAAGATAGAGGAACTATTTACTAGAGTAGAGGTAACTTACTTAGAAGAATATAATAATTCTTATCAAAGAGTAAATCTATTAAAAGCTGGTTTACCTAAAGATAGTTTAAATAAAGTATATACTCTTATCATTTCTATGTATATGATATGTGATATGCTAGATACTAATATAAAAGATGTTAATGATACACTGCATGAAACAGATACTACCTTAAATTTTGAAGACTTCAATAACATCAGGGATTTATGCAATGAGATTAAGAGAAAACTAAATTTTATATACTCTGATACACCGATGAACAAGCTAATCTTTGCCAATACAACAGATAACATGTATCAACTATTATATAATAAAGCTAAATCAATTATAAGGAAATACAACAATGAAAAAGAAACAAAAACTTCCAGACCTTAAAAAGCAAAATCCATTAGTACCAATAGATATAACAAAGTTAGGTACTAATGGAGATCCTTGTTTTGGTAAACAATATGATTTATCTACTAATGAATGTAGATTATGTGGAGATTCTGAATTATGTGCTTTTAAGATGTCACAAACTTTAAATGTGACAAGGAAAGAATTAGATGAGAAAAACCATTATAAGGATTTAGATTTAATGGAGGATGTAAATGGTATTAAAAAATACATTAGATATCTTAAGAGAAAAGGGTTATCAAGAAAGGAGGTTGTAGATAAAGCAGTTCATAAGTATGAAGTACCTAAGAAAGATATAAGAGCTATATACAGAACTTTAAAATAACAATTATGAATCAAGAGCAAGAACAATTTAAACAGAGTATTATGGGTGATTTTGAAAGTAAACCAAATGAGGAAGTATATATAAAGTTCCTTAAGACAAGAAAAGTAAAGAGTCCTACAAGAGGTTCCTATTTAGGTAATGCTGGTATAGATTTATATATGCCAGAAGATTTAACTAGGGAACAGCTTAGGGAGGCTAATGAAAAAGTAAAAGGCAAGATAGTTACCATAGGTACTGTAGGTAATGAAAAATGTATAAGTGTAATGAGTAGTATAATTATACCACCACATGTACAAGTTATAATTCCTTCAGGTATCAAAGCTATTATCAAACCTACAAATAGTATGCTACAAGTGAATAATAAGTCTGGAGTATCTACTAAAAAAGGACTATTATTTACTGCTCAAGTAATTGATAGTAACTACACTGGAGAAATACATATTGCTGTTATTAATGCAAGTAATGAATTAGTTACTATTGAAGCTGGAGAAAAACTAATTCAATTGGTTCATATTCCAGTATATCCTACAGTACCAGAAGAAATAGACCAGGATGAATTTGAAGCATTAGAAAATACTGAAAAGTCTACTTATGGTAAAGGTGAAAGAAGAGGAGATAAATGGCAAGGTTCAGATAAAAAATAAATTATATGGATATTAGAAATATCAAAGAGAAAGCTCCAGAAGTATTTAATGGTTTATATCTTGAAAAGATATATGAACTACAAAAGGATTTAATGAAAGGATATATTGGTAAAATAGAATCAGATTTACCTGACTATCCTATCAATGTAAATTCAAAGAAAGGTCAAGTAGTATTAAAGGATTTTAGTGGTAGAATAGTTGAAGAAATAACAGAAGGTTATGAATCTACTAACTATGCTTTGGATATACTTAACAAGGTTAATTTCAATGTAGATTTGATTAAAGGACATGATTGGGATATGTTACTTAATCATCTTCAAAATTCTAATGAAGAACAATGTGATGCTTTTGCATTCTATGTAGAATTATTATTATATGCAAATGTATTACCAGAGGATATCTATTCCTATATTGAAACTAAATGGCCTAAGATAAAGGATTTAGGTTATTGGGAAGGAAATCTACAAGGTGTAATGAATTTTGGTTTGGCTTATAAGAATTATAAGATTTATGATGATTCCTGTGATAAGTATCATTGTTATAATGTTATGCCATCTTCAAAATTCAAGGATGATGAGGAATATAATAAATTCCTATCATGGATTCCTGGCTTTAGAAGGATAAACAATGATACACATATTCAAGAAGCATTAATTGCTTGGCAAGTAACTTATCATCTTGGTGTATCAAGGAATTTTCTAAAGAATAAACCCTGGAAACAAACTGGAGTAATGACTGATGAACAAAAGTACCAAGAAGAAATTGTTTTAGGATTCATTATCTATATGGGTTATCTTAACTATTGTGGTTTTACAGCAGATACAATCTATGAACTGTTCTTTAAAAAGCACATGGTAAATGTATTCAGACAAAAAAGTAAATATTAATGAGTGGATGGAATAAAACTATCGGTATAGAAGCTAATATGGATGAATCAATCCATAAGTTAGAATTTTCTACTTCTCAGGAAGCTTGGGAAAAAATTAATGAAGCTTTTATTAAACTGAGTCCAGTTTTATTTAAACATGGAGGAACTGCTAATTCTGGATTAGCAGTTTCTTATAATGTTTTTATAAATATACATAAAGCATGGATGGACCCAGAATTTAATTATGGCAGATTATTTAATTACAAAGATGCTAAGTGGACATCTTTATTGAATAATTATATAGATTTTAATAAACTTGACCTCTTACGAAGCCGGATAAGAGTATTTAAGAATAAATATAATCAGAACTATAATATCAGTTATATCTTCAATAATAAACATGATAATGGTAAACAATGTTTATTAGCTGCAACTTTTTCTAAAAGATTTCAGGATGATGTTCCAGTAGTTACTTTAATATTAAGAGCTTCTGAAATTACTAAGAGATTATCTTTTGATTTCTTATTAGTACAAAGAATGGCAGAATATATATATGGTAAAGAACAAAGTATACAAATGAATGTATTTTGTACTCAAATGTATGCTAATGTAGAGACTTTAATAATGTATGATACCTATCATAGCATTAGAAAACTAACTAAAGGCTTGGAAAATCCATGGATAGATGTAGTAAAAGCTAAATTAAAGGATTTTAAAACTGCTCCCCCTGAAAAGTATTCATCCTTCAAAGTATTTTTTAGAAGTTATAAAGTACTTCGACCAGATTTATATGAAAAAACATATAAAGATATGTATGCAAAAGAATTAGTTCTTGAGCATGATGATATACCATATCCAGAAGATTGTATATCATTCTCACAAAGAAGAAAATTTAAAAGGAAGTACTTACTAAAAAATAAAGAAAATGATAAGTGATTATGTAAAAGACTTCGTAAAAAGCTTTATAACATCTTACAGGAAGTTTGATACTTCTCTTGCAGATATTGATGCTAATAATGACACAGTAAAACCATTAGTAGTTACTTTATGTGGTTCAAGTAAATTTAAAGATGCTTTCATTCAATTGAATAAGGCTTTAACTTTATCTAATGTAATAGTATTGATGCCTGGAATCTGGGGTCATAATGGAGATGAAGAGTATATCTCTGAAGAATCAAAATCAAATTTAGATAAATTACACCTTTCAAAGATTGATTTATCTGATGCTATTATAGTAGTGAATAATTATTCTAATGATTTTAAAGAGGAACATTATATTGGTGATTCAACACTAAAAGAAATAGAATATGCTAAGAATCATCATAAATTTGTATATTTTTTATTTTAATTAAACATATAAATATGAGAATTTACAGTAATGCTTATGAGATGATGTCTGAAACTGGACGTAATCTTATTGAAATGGGTCACATTAATAAACCAAAGACTTACCAGAATAAAAATATTGAGGGTAAGGATGAGTTTATTACTAAGGAGTTGATATGTGAACAATATTGTTTAACTTCTTTACCAGATCCTGGTACTTTATTTGTATATACTAAGGATTTAGATTGGGCTAAGGCAGAATTTAAAGAAAGAGTATCAGGAGTTTGTCTTAATCCAGGTAAAGCTTATAAACTAAGGGAAGATTTTTGGAAAGAATTTCTGGTTAATGGTAAATTTGATTACACTTATCCAGAAAGAATTAATATGGAAGTTACTTATAAGGGTTTATTAATGACTAAACTAAATGCCATTATTCAGTTATTAAAAGATGACCCAGATACAAGGAAAGCTGTATTAAATATCTTTGGTAATAGTTTTGATGGTAGGACTTTTGATGATGATTACTATGATGGTAGTCATCGTATACCTTGCTCAATGTATTATGATTTTCTTATTCGTAATAATGCTAGTGGTGAAAAACAATTGAATATCTGTTATCACCAAAGGAGTTCAGATTTTTGTCAACATTTTGGAAATGATGTATATGAAGCATGGTGCTTAATGGAATTTGTTGCAGAAAAGGTTGGTGTTAAACCTGGATATTTATACCATACTATAGATTCTCTTCATTCATATAAAAAGGATTGGTGGATGTTGAAGACCTCTATAGATGATATAAAATAAAACTATTTATAAATAAAGGGAGTAAATTGCTCCCTTTATAATTGTACTAGGTGTAACATTATGGAAACAAAAACTAATATAATAAGGAATAAAGAACAGTTAGATAGATTAATTGAAGCATGTGAAAAAACTGGATATGCTTCAGTTGACTTTGAAACTAATGCTAAGCCAATTTATACTAAAGATTTTATACCTACTATACTTTCAGTTTCATTTATGCCAGGTTTTGGTAGTTCTATTATACTTGGTCACAAGAAAGCTAAATTATATTGTGATTATAGTAAAGATTGGATATCTATACTAAAATACTTTGGACATAGAGTAATAGAAAATAGGAAGATTACTAAAGTAGCATGGAATGCTAAATTTGATTTCCAGATTTTTGAATTATATGATATATATTATAGAGGAGTATTACTTGATGGTATGCTTGCTAAATATGTATTAGATGAGAATAGACCAAATGGTTTAAAGGATATGGTTAGAAGATATATGCCAGAACTTGGTAATTATGAAAAACAAGATAAGTTTGATAAGATACCATGGGAGGATAAACCATTAAAACCTTTATGTCATTATGGAGCTCAGGATACAGATTATACATTAAGATTAACATTATTCTTTGAAAGAAAGATGATAAAGTTAAACATGTATAGTTTATATAGAAATCTAATTATGCCTGCTAGTAGAGTACTCTTAAAGGTAGAAAAGAATGGTTTATATGTTGATACTAAGTTTAATAAAGAATTATTAGAAACTTATAAACCTAAGATAGATAAAGCAAGGTTAACATGTTTAAACCTGCCTGCTGTAAAACATTTCCAAATGCAATATAACAGAAAAAAGGTAGATAACTATATAACCTCATTACAGGAAGATATAAATTTTCTTAAGAAGGATAGGAATAAATTAGATCCTGAAAAACAAAAGAAAAATATTAGTTCATACAATAGAAAAATTAAATCAAGAGAAGAGAAAATATCTAGAATAGTTGCTGGAGAATTTACTACTAAAAAAGAAAATGACTTAATTAGACCTATAAATCTAAACAGTAATACTGATTTACCATTATTATTATATTCAGATGAAGGCTTTAAATTAAAACCCCCAAAATTAAATAGAAATTCAGGTAAACCATCTACTGATGAGGAGAGTTTAAATAATCTAAGGTTAAAGATTAAAAACCCTAAATCACCAAAAGCTGTATTTCTTGATAACTTATTAAGTTTAAGAGGGCTTGAAAAGATGTATAAAACCTATATTTTAGGTTGGTCAGAAAAGGTACAAGATGATAGTTGTTTACATGGTAGATTATTAATACATGGTACTACATCAGGTAGATTATCTTCTCAGGAACCAAATATACAGCAAATACCAAAGACTTCTGTAGATCCTAATATAAAAAAGCAATTACTTGCAAAACCAGGTAAGCTATATTTGGTAATGGATTTTAGTCAAGCAGAATTAAGAATTATGGCTCATCTTTCAGGGGATGAAACTTATCTTCAGGCTTTTAAAGAAGGTCAGGATCCTCACTTAGCAGTTGCTGCTAAAAAATATGGAGTACCCTATAAAGAAGCAAAAAAGATAAAAGATGATGAAAATCATCCTGACCATCAATTATGGTCTGTAAGAAGAAAACAAGCAAAACAAATTGCATTTGGTATTATATATGGTATTCAAGCAAAACTATTATCTAAGAAATTATCAGATCCTAAAGCAGGTATTATAGTTACACCGGAAGAAGCACAACAACAATTAGATGAATTCTTTCAACTACATCCAAAGATTAAAGTATTCATGAATAAACAAAAAAGAGTACTAGAAAAGAATGGTTATGTAAAATCATTATTTGGTAGGAAAAGAAGATTACCTGAAGTATATTCAGATGATATGGCAGAAGCAGCTTATGCCCAAAGATTAGCAGTTAATTTCCCTTGTCAATCAGCTGCTTCTGATATGTGTCTATTTGGTTCTATATTACTATACTGGAAAATGAGACAAGGTAAATTTCCATATATGGATTCTGTATGCTTAGTACATGATGCTAATTATTTTAATGCTAATCCTAAGGATATAAATATATATACTGTATATCAGATGTGGAATATATATAGAAATCCAAGTACTAAAAAATATTTTGGATTTAGTATAGATGATGTTGATATGTCAATGGATTTTGAAATAGGTACTTCTATGGCAGGAGAATTACCATTTATACCACTATATGATTATAATAAACTATTTGATAAGGATTGGTCAGAAGAAAAATATCTAGAGGAATCAAAGAAATATAAGGATATAGATATTAAAGATTATCCAAAATACTTTAAAAAAGAAATGAAAGAATATGAGAATAGATATAAAACCAATTAAAGTAAATTATCAAGGTAAAACTATAGAAATAGACTTAAATAAAGAGTTGATGATAGATGAAAATATTATCAATTCTCAATTAAGATTAAGTCCTTCTAGTTATTACATATTTTGTTCCCTTAGAGATAAGTATATAAAAGAAAGGGATGCTTTGTTAAGAGAAAAAGACAAAGCATTTTCTGAATTATGGGTATATTTTAAGGATTCAAATGATAGATGGAATAATGATTATGTAGGACATAAGGTTAATTCATCTAAAAAATATTCATCCATATATGATAGATATCTAAAGGCAAAGTTTAAAGCTGATAAATTTATCAGTATTTGTAAAGCCTATGAAAGTAGGGAAAATATACTAAGAACTATAAATGCCAATCTTAGAAAAGGTTAATGTATACTATAAATAATTATTAAATTGATAAGCTTATGTATGTAAATCAAATGTTTATTTCTAAAATGGTAGCTAATAGGTTAAATAAGATTTTGCTATCAAATGGTGGTCCAACTGAGGATAGGATTTTAATTTTAAGTCCTAAAGATGATGCCAAAGTTGGAGGTATTATAGTTCCTGATAGTGCTGAAGAAACTTTACCACGGAAAGGAGTAGTAATAATAAAGGGTCATATTTCTGAAGCATATAGTTATTTAAAAACTTCCTTAAATGTAGGAGATATAGTAACTTATGGACGATATGCTGGAAAAGAAATAGAATTTGACCCTAAACTTTTTGAAGATGGTGGATTAGCAATTAATCTAGAAAAGAATACCTTTACAGTATTATCCTCTAATGAACTAATATATATTGAACGCAATAATTAAAACATAAACAAATAAAAGATGATTAAAGCAATGTCCACACGAGATAAAATGATAGCTCGTAAAAAGAAATTAGAATCAAAAGGTAATGGTTCTGGTCTAGTTTTTCCAAAAGAGGGTGTAACTAGAATGAGGATTAAATCTCCAGGAGAAGATAAGGAACTTGGTATAGAAGTTATCAGGTTTTATATTCCTGGAGTAGGAGGAGTAATTTCTCCTGCAACTTTTGATGAGCCTTGTCCATTTATGGAAAAGTATGAAGAACTTAAAAAATCGAAAGATGATGAAGATAAAGAATTAGCTAAACGATTAGTACCTAGTAGAAGGTATATAATTGGTGGTATAGTTTATAAGGATGATAAAGGAAAGGAAGTTGATTTTGAAGGTAAGGATAAAGGAGTTTTAGTATCTGGTTCTGTTTATCAGGATATTATTGATTTATACCTTGATGAAGATGAAGCTGGAGATATGACTGATCCTTTAAATGGATATGATATTAAAATTACTAGAGCTGGTTCAGGTAAATTTGATACAACATATTCAGTAAGAGCTTGTAAACCTACTAGATTGGATAAAAAATATAGAGGTATAGTAGATTTGGAAAAGATAGTAAGGGCTCATATATTACCTTATGATGAGCTAAAGGATAAACTTAATTCTTATTTAAATACAGATAGTGATGAAGAAGATGAGGATGATACCATCTCAAAGAAACATCACCATCATCATTCTGAACATAATCATAAGAAGGTACATTCAAGATATAAGTCCGATATTTGATATGTTTTTGTTTTAATCTTGATTAGGGGGAGCGATTTAGTTCCCCCTTTTTTATTACTTAATATATTTACTATGGTTAAAAAAATAAAGATACCAACTAAAAGGGAGATATTTAAAAAGTATGGTGGTATGATGGAATTAGCTTCAGATATAAATGAAACTCAATTATGGTTACCATCTACTTTTTTCTCCTTAAACTATCAATGGGGTGGAGGTATTCCATTTGGTAAAATTGTAGAAATAGCAGGTGAAGAATCTTCAGGTAAAACCTTAATGGCTTTAAACTTTGCTTATGCTTGTCAACAACTTAATGGTTATGTAATATGGGTAGATGCTGAACAATCTTGGATGAATTCATGGGCTGAGAAAAATGGAGTAGACCCAAGTAAGGTAACAGTAATTAATGATACAAGAATAGAATATATTGCTGATGCTGTAGCTGATTTAGCTTTATATATCAGGTCTACATTAGTTCATAATGAGCCAATATTATTAGTTATTGATTCAATAGCTGCTTTAGATTGTTCAGATAATATTGATGCTAAAATGACCGATGCTAAATCAGAAATGGGAGGAAGAGCTAAAGCTTTATATAAATACTTTAGAATTAGGAATGAATTATTCTATAAACTTGGTATTACTCAAATCTATATCAATCAATTAAGGACTTCATTGAATGTGGGATTTGGTAAAGATCCTACTACTACTCCAGGAGGAAAAGCTTTAAAATTCTGGTCATCAATAAGAGTAGCATTTTATCCAGGTAGAAATATTACTATTAAGAGAAATGGTAAAGAAAGGAAGGCAGGTAGGTTAGTTACTATTAGATTACTTAAAAATAAGGTAGCTCCACCAATGCCTACTTTAAGTAAATGTCCTTTATATTTCAATGCTAAATTTCATGATATTGGTTTTGATAGAACTTTTGGTCTAGAAGATGTATTTGTAGAAAATGATATTATTCAAAAATCTGGTGGTGGAGTATATACTTATAAAGGAAGTAGAATATGCCGTGGACAAGAGGAATTTAATAAAATACTTAATGATAATGATGAATTAAGAAGAAAATTGCTTAGAAAAGCAAATATTAACACCATAGGTAGAACTAAAAAGAAATTATCATCAATCCATACAAATTATTTTCCTATTGATGATATAGAGTATGAATCTTATAATCAAGAAAACAATGAAGATGATGAATAATACTAAAGAAGTTGGAGGTACACATTATGAGAATTTAAAATATAATCCTATGGATTTATTTAATCACTTTAAATGGAATATTAATTGGCCTTCTGGAGAAATCATTAAATATGTATCAAGATTTAAACATAAAAATGGCAAAGAGGATTTAGAAAAAGCCCTTAATATATGTAATCAATTACTTTTTAAGTATACTAAACCTGAAGAACCTGAAAATATGGATTCATATATGATATTAAGTAATGATGAGTATATAAAGGAATATTCTAATCAATTTAAGGATTATAAAGCACATATTAGAATGATAGTTATACATTCATTAATAAATGATTATGAAACGGTAGCTAATACAATAAAGAGTTTAATAGATTTAGTATATTGATATGAAAAAGAAAATATTACTTATAGATGGTGAAAATATATTACACCAGTCTTTCCATAAGTTTGAAAATTTAAAAAGCCCAGATGGGAAACCATCTGGAGCTATATTTGGATTTTTCAAATCATTACACATGTATATTACTAGGTTTAATCCTGATATTGTTAATATTACATTTGATAATGGACATTCATCAGTAAGAAATAAACTTTTACCAGACTATAAAGGTCATAGGAAAAATATATCTATTGATTTTGAATCCTTACAAAGTCAAAAGAAAACCATTATAAATATACTCAATTGTTTAAAGGTACCTTATATATATGATAAAGGTAAAGTAACAGATTATGAAGGAGATGATTTATTGGCTTATATTGTACTTAATAAGTACAAGAATAGTAAGATAACTATAGTATCTTCTGATAAGGATTTTAATCAGTTAATATCTAAAAGGGTTAAAATATTTAACCCAAGAAAAGAACAGATAATAAGAGAAGATAACTGTAAAGAAATATTTGGTTATAGTCCAAAAGAAACTGTAGATTATCTTTCTATGGTTGGTGATACTTCTGATGATATTTCAGGTTTTAAAGGTATTGGCCCAGTTAAAGCTAGAACTATTCTAGATAAATATCCTTCAGTATGGAAATACCTTGATATAAATGATACTAATCTACAAATTTATAAACGTAATATAAAACTTATAGATTTGCAATGGTTTATAGGCCATGTAAAGTTAAATCATTTACCAATCAAAAGGTTTAAACATCATACTATTAATAATAAAAGATTTAGAGAGATATGTATATCATATTCTCTATCATCATTTATGACTGATATGTTTATGTTACCATTTAAAAATTTATTAAAATGAGTATAGATAAAATGGATAAGGATTATAGAATTATGTTTGCTGGACCTTCAGGTTGTGGTAAAACTACTGTATCTAAACTGATGTCTAAGGTTATGGATATACCATTCATATCTGGTTCTGTATCAGATTTGATACCCTCAACAAAGGATATTCCTCACAAGGATATGCTTAATCATGATTATAAAGA